TATTTTGTAGCCTATCTTGTAGTGTGTTTCCATGGGGAATGCACAAGGTTTGAATCAGAACCATACAAAAAGGATATATCTGTTGAGTTCTGCCAACGAATGTTACAGCATATGTTCCAAACACAAGTAGGCCCTTACTACGATGAAATCATTGATTTTGAACAGTCTGTTCCTGAAGATCTTCAAATTATTAATTCCGGTTGTGATACAACAGACCGTGTACCAGAAGCTGAATGGGAACTTATGCCAGATGTAGATAAAGAACCTAATCAGAATGATCTACGTTGGCAGCAGGATCAGGAGAAGAATATATAATATGAATTTACTCCCAGAAAAAAAGAAGAAATTAACAGAAGGACAGCAAAAGTTTCTTAACTGTCTTTTTATAAATAATGGAGATATAACCAAAGCCTGTGAAGAAGCAGGATATTCTTCAACATCTAGAACTTGGCTTGTAAAGGTTCTAGCTGATGAGATAGTGGAAGTTTCAAAAAAGGAACTTGCAGTTAACTCTCCAAAAGCTGTATCTCGTGTTGTGGAATCCATGAATGATGATGGGTTAAACCCACGACAGGAGTTACGTCTTAAAGCAGCTCAGACATTATTAGATAGAGTTGGTTTGGGTAAAATAGAAAAACAGCAACATGAAGTACAGGCAATACATGGTATTGTACTCATGCCAAGTAAAAAAGAAATGCCAGTGGTGGTGGATCATGAGGATTAGAAATGCAAAAATGGTTGGTCTTTTTTATAGTGGTGGCATTTATAGGTATTTGGCAGGGAGATTCTTTAGCAGAAACTAATACTGTTACGAGTACATCTTCTACTGTGTCAGGAACTACTACAGTAGATAGAACGCCTTCAACTGCGAATGCTCCGTCTATAATGAACGGTAATCAAGATGTTTGTAGTTTTGCTGCATCGGCAGCTATACAAACCCAAATATTAGGTATAGCAGGTGGAGGATCAATAACAGATCTAAACTGTGAAAGATTGAAGTTAAGTAGAGCATTATACAGAATGGGAATGAAAGTAGGAGCTGTAGCAATGCTTTGTCAGGATGCAAGAGTATTCCAAGCGATGGAAATGGCAGGAACCCCGTGTCCATATTTTGGAAAGATTGGGATAGAGGCTGCAGAAGGCTGGGCTAGTAATCCTGAAAAAAGACCAGATTATGAAAAGTGGGTAAAGGAAAATACTAAAGATGAAGAGTACATTACGGATGAAGCAGCTTTTGGTGGTTTTGCTGTTTTTCTTATTCTCCTTCTCCTCTAATGCACAAATGCTTGAAGAAGGGGACACTATTACTCAGGAAATAGAAACTGAGCATTTGGGTGAAGGACATATTGATACAGTTACACAAACAACAGTAAATGTAGAACATAAGACTACTGAAGATATATTGCATAAAGACACAGGTCTTGTAACAAATCGCTATGAAGGTGATATGGATTTGGACTGGGGTGGTTTAGGTCCAGCAAGTATGCCAAATTGCAATGCATATTTTGGTACAGGTAAATGTGGTAAAGGAACATCAAACTCTTTAACAACTTTTGATCAGTACGTAGATATATCAGATTTTCATATATCTGATGGTGGTGCATTAGAATGGGAACTACAAATGTACCATTCACAAAATAATACTACAGGATATTTTCAAACAAAAGGATATAAAAATAACGTACTACAATGGGATACTGGACAAATTAACTTAGAGAATACTGGTAGTCCAGAGACGTTTTCGGGAAGTTATGATTTTGCAGGAGATTTAGATAAGGTTTTTATAAGGGTAGGAGGAAAAAAAAATTACTATTTTGATAACGTGGAATATACCGTTAACTACAATTATATCACTACTACCATAGAAACATGGATTGAAATAGTTCAACCCATGCAAATGGAAGAAACAATAGCTCTAGATTTGATGGATACATATGAAAGTGCAACAATAGAAGAACAAATAGAAATAGATACCATGATGGAAGAAATGGACATGGTAATGCACTTTGAATTAGAACCAATAGATACAAATGATATTCAAATAGAGGGTATGCTTGAAACTGTAGACATGGGTGCTATGGAGGGTATGTTTCAAGATATGGACATGGGGGAGATGTCTGTAGAAGATGTTGTGGTTGAAATAGAAGCGATGGTAAATGACATAGGATTAGAAGTAGAGACTGTAGAAATAGAAATGCCAGAAATAACTGCAGAACCCGTAGAAGTTATTGAAGAAATAAAGGAGACAACCGATGTTGCTGAGATGGAAACTTCAGAAGTTGAAGATAAAGTTACAGAAGATACAGAGTCTCCTAAAGAAGAAGTTGCTGACACTAAAGAAGTGGTAGAAAATAAACCAACAAAAGAACAAGAGCAAAAACAGGAAAAGGCAAAAGAGATTATAGCTGGACTACCAAATAGTTATAATCCAACAACGCAAATTACAACATTAGCTCTTGTAAATGCACTAGGTCCTGATATAAAGACATATCAACAGGAAATGGTAGTTACACAACCAACATGGTATGTACCTGAAGATATATACGAAGATGTTCTTATTCACGATCCTTTAGGAGACTACATAAGTGTACGAAGTAATCTCCAAATGGAAAGGATGATACAACAACAGTATGAACAATGAGGTTGAATACAGAGGTGTAAAAATACGTGGAGGTAAATTAAAGTTATTAATACTTTTACCTTTACTTGGAACAATTGCCGGTAGTATCTGGGCAGGTTTTGAAGGATATGCTCGGTGGATTCAAATGGAAGAAAAAATAAATGAGTACGTGGCTCCTGATCTTACTACTTTTACTGTAAAGTTAGATGTATTAGAAGAAAGACTAACTTCATTAGAAGAAACAAATAAGGTAGAAATAAGAACGGTTAAAGAATTAGTAGGCTCTGCACAGAGTGATGCTAGAACAATACGAATAGATTTACGCAAAGATATTAACGAAGTACAAGATCAGATAGCAGGTGTAGACAAACGATCTCGTGATATGGATACAAGTATACGTTCTTCGTTGAGGCAGACAGAAACAGATTTACGCACAATGATTGATCATGCTTCAGATAGATTTGATTCAAAAAGAACTGCTATAGAACAAGATGGACAAAGAAGAATAGAAACTATTGATATTAAATTGACAGAACTAGAGGAACGGTTGAGAACAATGTTAGAAAGAGCATTAAATAACCCCTTGGCAGGCCAGTAATGGAAGATAAAGAAAAATGCTGTGCTTGTGAAGACTGTACTTGTGAAAATTGTACATGTACAGAAGAAAACCCTTGCGAATGTTCACAAATAAAAGGAGATGAGTATGCAAGAACTGATGAATCGCTTTAAAGAACCTTCATCTTATGCTGCACTAAGTGCTGTATTTGCGATGTTAGGTATTATGGTACCAACTGATTTATGGCAAAGTGTTGTCATGGTTTGTTGTGGTGCTGCTGGAGCAATTGGTTTCTTCATTAGAGAGAAGAAAGACTAATTGTGTCCTTGGAAGCATTAAAACAAAAGTATAAAGCAGAGATTGCAGTAGCAAAAGCTAATCTTGATGTTTTGATGCATAAGGCTGTAGGTATTGGAGAACATTCTGATATTACAGCTGAAATGGATAAATGGATTGGGGCTATTGCTGATAATCAAGATAAGATTGCAGCAATAGATTCCCTGTATAGAATTGATGAATCACAAGGTGATCTATTTAAAGATGCAAAACGATGGTAAGATTAAAAGAAAAACTAGTACAATACCTTTCGGATATACTCTGGATACAGAAGATGAAAAACTCTGTAGTCCAATTCCGGAAGAACTGCAAGCGTTGGATCAGGCTTTGATATACGCTAAATCATGTGGCTGGAGAAAAGCAAGTCAGTGGTTACTAGCAAAGACTGATAGATATATGTCTGATGAAGGATTAAAAAAACGTAGTAAACTAGGGGTGTATTTAAGTGAATAAGAAGTATAGTAATCCACCTAGATCACCAAAGACTTATATTATAGGTAATATATCAGGTATTAAAAAAGGAGTATCTAAGTTAGATTTAGATGGTAATATGTATATACCTTTAAGTCCTACTAATGATATTGGAGCATGGTTAGGAGGATCTGAAAGAAGAAGTCAAAGTGATCGGAATACTTTTTATTCTACTATTAATCAAGAAGTAAAATTTAGAGCTAGAAATGCAGGTTTTAAATTTAAAAATATTAAATTTAATTATAGACAAGAATCCCATAAAGGAAAGTGGAAAGAACAACATAAATTTGGACCTGAGGAAAGAGGAGGAGTTTTTAAATCAGATATAGGAAGATCACTTGAATTTAATGTATCTGATATAAAAGTAAATAAGAGTGGAACATTAACTGCAAATATTAATGTAGGTTTTAAAAGAGGGCATGTACCAGTTGGACAGGATGGTATATTTACCCCCGATCCAATGTTTAAGAATATTCATGATCAATATAGACAAGTTGGGCTCGGTCCAGAACATGAAACTGTAGGAACAATTGGATTTAAATATACATGGCCATAACAACTAAAAACATAGCAAAATATGCACGTAAAGCTGTATCTACAAAGCTATCTAATGCAAAAGCCAAAGCAAAAAAAGAATCAAAACGTGCTAGAAATGCACGGTATAGGGCGAATAAACTACAAGAAAGTATAGGAAAAATAGATGCAGCCCTAAAAGGAGCTGGAAAAGAGCCAGTAACAGAAGAAGAACTACTTGCATTACCAGAAAAAGTAAGAAACCATGTTGCAGAGAATGAAGTAGTCTTTAAACCTAACGATGGACCACAATCTAATTTCTTAGAAAGCCCTGAAAGAGATGTTTTGTATGGTGGAGCAGCTGGAGGAGGCAAATCTTATGCACTTTTAGCTGATGTTTTAAGAGAAGTAGGCAATCCCAATCATAGGGGACTACTTTTAAGACGTACTTTACCGGAATTAACAGAACTTATAGACAAAAGCAGACAACTCTATACACAAGCAATGCCCGGAGCAGTGTTTAAACAGGCAAAATCAACGTGGGAGTTCCCTTCTGGGGCAAAAATATGGTTTTCTTATGTTGATGATGATAGAGATGTAACAAGATACCAAGGACAAGCATTTAATTGGATAGGAATAGACGAAATAACACAATATCCTACTCCATATGTATGGAATTAC